CGATATGGTGATTTAGCCATTCAAATTGTTGCTGATTGTTATTTCGAATTGTCTAGGGTTTAATAATGAATATTGAAAAACTAAAAACTGAAGTCAAAAAGGGTTATCCTATTTTTGTTGTGTACACATCTGATACTAAAGAATTGGTCGATTGGTATCCATATGGTGAAAAAATGGCACGTGCATCTGCAGAATCACGGAATAATAAAGTTGGTCCTGAAACATATACGTATAGTTCGTGGCAGGATTATGTAATTTCCTACAATAATTATCAACGCCATCTTGCAGATTTGGCAGAACCTTGGAGACACCGCTAAATTAATGCTTGACATCCTAGACGAATCAGTTTATAACTAGTTAGTAATCAAAAAGAGGAAACGTAAATGTCAGTAGTTCAAATCACAAATGGTTCTTATCTTAATCAAGAAGTAACAGGCATTTTTCCTGTTGTATCTGAAATGAAAGTAGGCAAAGACGGTATACATTTTATCACAGTCGATGCTAGTGAAACTGAATTCAAGCGTTCAAAAATTCGTGTCAAAGTTCGTCCAGAAAATGTGGAAACTATTTCAGTGCATAACGAAACTGATGATGAAGTTATGGATCGAATTGCCGAGAGATTTTCTATTTTAGATGAAATGACCGAAGCAACGTGTGATGGTATTGTGCGAGGCATGGTAGTATCTGGCCCTCCTGGTATTGGCAAAACATACGGTGTCGAACAGATACTTGAGAAAGATTCATTGTTTGACGTTATGGCTGATAACCCACTTCGTCACACATTTGTTAAAGGCACAATGTCACCTATCGGACTTTATGCAATGCTTTACAAGTATTCAGATGCAAAGAACATTGTAGTTCTTGATGATTGTGATAGTATCTTGTTTGATGAAAATGCATTAAACATCTTGAAGGCAGCACTTGATAGTGGCAAGAAACGCTATATCTCTTGGAATTCAGACTCGCATTTCTTGCGCCGCGAAGGTGTTCCAGACCGCTTCGAATTCAAGGGCAGTGTAATCTTTATCACAAATCTTAAATTTGATAATGTCCGTTCAAATAAGATCAAAGATCACCTTGAGGCTATTATGTCACGCTGTCACTATCTTGATTTGACCATGGATACAACACGTGAAAAAATCTTGCGCATTCGTCAAATTGCACGTGACGGTGGATTGTTTGATCAGAAAGGATTGACCAAAGACCAAGAACGTAACGTAGTGGATTTCTTAGAAGGTAATCAAGCAAAGATGCGTGAAATTTCATTACGCATGGCTCAAAAGTTGGCAGACTTGTGTAAAATGAGTCCAACACGATGGCAACGTCTGGCTGAAACTACGTGTATGAAACGTATCTAATATAAATTAAAATATTAAAAACAGACACCATATGGTGTCTGTTTTTTCTTGACTCAAATCAATAAAAGTGTTATTATATTATTATGAAAAAATGTACAATCTTAATCAAAGACGAAGTAAATGTAAAGTTGGAAGGACTTGATCCCGCCACACGCCGTAAGTGCAGCGATAAACTAAAGTTCTTTTTGCCACACGCATATCATATGCCTGCTTTTAAATTAGGACGATGGGATGGTACTGTTCGTTTTTGTGATGTAGGCGGAAGAACTTATCTAAATTTATTAGATGACCTTTTGCCTATTATTATGAGTTCTGGATATGAGATTGATATTGATGACAGGCGTGAACATACTACGCTAGAATTCGATATAATTGATGATAAATTTTGGGGTGATACTTGTTGGCCCGAAGGACATTCAGCAGAAGGCGAACCTATTCGTCTTCGTGACTACCAGGTTGATGTTGTTAATAAGTTTTTAGAATCGCCACAGGCTCTACAAGAGATTGCTACAGGTGCTGGAAAAACTATTATGACTGCAACTCTATCTAAACTCGTAGAGAAATATGGTAGATCAATTGTTATTGTACCAAATAAAGACTTGGTACGGCAGACCGAAGAAGACTATCTAAATTGTGGGTTAGATGCGGGAGTTTACTTTGGTGATAGGAAAGATATTGGAAAAACCCACACCATCTGTACATGGCAATCCCTCAACTCCTTGCTAAAGAAAACTAAAAAAGGTGAAGACAACATCATGGACTTTATTGAGGATGTGAGTTGTGTAATTGTAGACGAGGTACATCAGGCAAAGGCGGATGTATTAAAAGATTTGTTAACAAGTGTATTTGCACGTGTTCCGTTACGTTGGGGATTAACAGGGACTATTCCCAAAACGGATCATGAGTTTGCTACTATACGAGCCAGTCTGGGAGATATAGTTAATAGACTCGCAGCAAAAGAGTTACAAGATATTGGAGTATTATCTAATTGTCATGTAAATATTGTACAGACTCAAGAAACACAAGTATACACTGATTATCAAAGTGAACTAAAATTTTTACTAGAGGATAAAAAACGACAAGAATACTTAGCCAACTTAATTAAAGAAATATCACAAACAGGAAATACCCTAGTTTTAACTGGACGTATTAATTCAGGACAAGCATTACAAGAGCTAATTCCAGAAGCAGATTTTGTACAAGGCTCTATGAAATCTGATGATAGGAAAACAGCATACAAGGAAATAAATGAAGCTACTAATTCAATCACTATTGCTACTTACGGTGTTGCCGCCGTTGGTATTAACATCCCTCGCATATTCAACATGGTTCTTTTGGAGCCTGGCAAGTCTTTTGTGCGGGTTATTCAGTCTATCGGTCGGGGTGTCCGTGTTGCAAAAGATAAAGACTTTGTACAAATCTGGGATCTCACAAGCAGATGTAAGTTCTCAAAACGACATTTAACTGAAAGAAAGAAATTCTATAAAGATGCTGAATATCCGTTTAGCATAGAGAAGGTAAAATACTAATGAAAATATTAACACCAGAAAATCGCTGTTTTGAAATGAATAGCCTACCAGAAGAAATAGAAGATATTCGATACTGTGTAATGGATGTTACAGACAAAGCAGATCCAGATTTTTACTTCATTCCTTTAGTTTTTATTGAAACGTTTGAAGCACCTAGCATATCGATGACAATCGGAAAACATAAAATAGAAATGCCAATTGATTGGCATATACTTATTGGTCACAGGGAAATTGGCAACTTAGAATTCGTTCCATTAACTAGTATCAATGAACGTAGTTTTGATACAATCTTAACTAATCCATTGGGTGGTTTTACAATGGACTGGCAACCAATAACAATTAATAATGTATTTGCTGATGTTAAGTGGTTTTTTCCTAAACTAAAATATGGACATATTCTTGCTATTCCATTGGAGTATGGTGACAAGCCTAAGTGTGCTTACTTCGTAAAAGACTTAAACCGTATTCCTGATGTATTAAATAGTTATGATTTCTTTTAATTATAATTGTAAAGGAAGATAAGTCATGAAGATATTGATATTTGGATTGCCCGGGTCAGGTAAGACCACATTAGCAAAACCATTTGCAGATTTAATCAACGGTGTTTGGATTAATGCAGACGTTGTTAGAGAAAAATATAACGACTGGGACTTTAGCGATGAAGGTAGAAAACGCCAAGCATTTCGTATGAGTATGATCTCGGATGGTGTTATTGCTGCTGGCAGAATTGCTGTATGTGATTTTGTATGTCCTACAGAAGAAACACGTAAAAACTTTAATGCAGACTTTGCAGTGTGGATGAACACTATCAAAGAAAGCAGATTTGAAGATACAAATATCATATTTGAAAAACCTTCCCAATTCGATTATCAAGTATCGGGTTGGTTTGATGATACGCACCAAACATTGATTCAAGCTATTGAGCGTTATCAAAAATGGCAGAGCAAGAATGAATGATTGGAAAGAACTGCATAGAGTATTGCTAGTTGATTATCAACATACAAAAAATGCAGTCTCATGGTGTGAACAATCTTTAGAGCCAAAAGATTGGAGTGTAGAGTATTTTGAAAATAATGATTGTTTTTACTTTACATCTAAGACTAAATGTGGTATGTTTATGTTTGTAAATGGTGGTAAATATATTGCCCCGCCAAGAGGAGTAGATAATGGCTGATAAACTTCCATTGAATGATGTTCTGAATGCTATTGACCAGCGTGATTATGATTGGTACTCGAGGCTATCAGATGATGATAAGAAGAAATGGAGTAGTTGGTTATTCTTGCGCTATGCCAGCACGGTGAAGGGGTCTGGAGCAGGCGAAGCATTACTTGCAACAAATGACTTTGTAAATAAGTATTACACCGATTTATACAAGCATGAAGAATTGATATGGAAGTTAATGTGTCTAACTGGGTCAGGTAAGAAAAAATATCACGAATGGATTAAACCTCCTACCGCAATCAAAAAGAAAGATACTATTACAGAATTTTTAGTAGACACGATGCCACATTTAAAAAACGATGAAATAGAACTATATCGAACTTTAAACGCAGATGAAGATATAAAACGCATGGCAGTTGATATGGGTATTGATGATAAAAGAATAGATGAAATATTTGGTAAAACAAAGCGAAGGAAGAAAAAATGAATTGGTATCATATTCAAAACGCACAAAAGTGGGGCATCAGTGAAATACAATATTTCATTAATAAAGAGACAAATACTGGATTGAAAATAGATACTAACTGGAAATGGGGTTCTTTTGATATTGGACATGACGGTATAGTTGAATCCACTGACAAAACTGTTGATGTATATGTAGAATTTGATGAACCAATGGTTAATGCATTGAATAGTGGCACAGATGAATTCATTTTTTACAATTTAGAAACTGGTGAAGAGTACGAAGCAAAGGATCATGATGATTTTATAAATAATTATCATGACGAAGGTATTAATTATCTATATGATAATGGATTTGATGATGGTGATGACCCTGAGTTCTGGATTGAAGGTGGCTTTACTATAAAAGAAATAGAATGTCCTTATGAGTTTTGAATGTCAATACTGTAATCGTTCTTTCAAACGTGAAAAGACTTTATCTGTTCACTTATGTGAATCAAAGCGCCGTCATCTTAATAGGGATGCTAAATATGTTAGATTGGGACATATAGCGTACAATCAATTTTATAAGTTAACACAAGGTATAAAAACTAAAGACAAATCATATGAAGAATTTTCAAAATCTAAATACTATACTGCATTTACAAAGTTTGGCAGGCATATTTTAGATATTAATGCAATTGATCCAGAGAAATTTATTGACTTTGTTATCAATAATAGTGTACACTTAGACAAATGGTGCAGCGATGCAGTTTATGAAACTTATATTCGTGAGTTAAATAAAAAAGAAACTGCAGAACGTGCAATAGAGCGGGGCATATTACTAATGCAGCAATGGGGAAGAGAACATGATAGACCGTTTAATGTATTCTTTAGGGAGATTAGTAAGCCGCGTCTTATACATTGGATCAAGTCCGGACGTATTAGCCCTTGGATTATTTTTAATTGTTATAGTTGTAGCGAAGCAATGGCAAATCTTAATGAACACGAATTGAATTTAATAAATGAACATCTAGAACCTACATTTTGGACAAATAAGTTTTCTACACGGCAAGATGATGTGAAATTTGTAAATGAAGTATTAGAAAGAGCGGGATTATGAGTACCACAAAAACGTCAAGAAAAATGTATGATAAAACAACAACTGTATTTGAAGACCCGGATACAGGAGAACTGTGTATATACTTACCAGAAGATATGCTACAGCATCTGGGCTGGGATGAAGACACTGAACTTGAATGGCATGAAGATGAAAATGGAGCATGGAGTTTAAAAAAAGTAAAAGAAATAGGAACTGAAAAATGAAACTAATGACATATGATTGGGCAAAAGTTAATTCGGCAGTACAGGACATTGCGATGGACATGTATAAAGATAACTGGCGCCCAGATTACATTATAGGCATAACACGTGGTGGACTTGTACCAGCAGTACTTCTTTCTCACATGTCAGACATACCAATGCATACATTATGTGTGCAATTAGCAGCAAATGGATTAGAAGAAAACACTGAAAGTAATTGCTGGATGGCAGAAGATGCATTTGGTTATGAAAAAGACCCAAAAAATATTATTATTATAGATGATATAAATCGTGGTGGTGATGCTATGGAATGGATTATGAAAGATTGGCAAGCAAACTGTTTGCCATCAGATGAAAGATGGGACCAGATATGGCATAACAATGTTCGATTTGGTGCGTTACTCAGTAGTCCCAATTCAATCGTAGACACTGATTATTGGAGTCAGGAATTTTCAGATGACGAAGAGCATTGGGTGCAATTTCCTTGGGAGACATAATATGACACATGTATCAGGAAAATATCCAATCGAGGCGATTACTGATTGGGATAAGGAAATTAAAAAACATATTTCAGAAGAAACAAAAATTGAAAGTGATGTAGATGATTTTGATGAATTTGTATTAAGCCTTCAATCCGAAGATGATAGTAATATCAAAATCACAAGTGGTAGTACTACATATGATGTATCAGACTTTACATCAAGTTCATCCTCATCCAATATGCAAAGTCAAGGAACCGTTAATATAGACCTTGATCTTTTTACTTTTCATGATAATATAGAAACACACGAAGATCGAACAGAAAGACGGCTTGATGCAATAGAAAAGCGACTATGTATCCTAGAACCAAAGCACGAAATGATTGAAAAATATGAAGTGCTGAAAGATTTATACAATCAATATCGTGCTGCGGAGGCATTACTGTATGATGATGATAGCGAAAATACTCAAAATTGATGACACAACTCATTAAAAGAAATCATAAAACACGTGATTTGCTTGATCGACTTCGTAAAATTGAAGGCAAAACACGTAATCGTAGAAAATTCTTTAGCGACTTTGATAATAAAGAGTTTTTAAAATGGTCGGCAGTTTCAAAAGATAATATTAAATTCGAAGGTGAATTAGTGCCAGGAAGTGGCGTACTTACAGAATTAATTGATTGGTGCAATGATACTTGTAATGGCTTTTATGTGGCACATATGGGGTCATTATATTTTGAAGATGACACTGATGCGGCAATGTTTATAATGGTGTGGAAATGAGCGGACAGAGACGTTTTTTGAAAATGTGGGCACGTACTGTTGGAATGCCAATTGGCATCACAGACGATGACAAGCCTGAATTTTTACCTATTACACAGAAAGATGTAAAACGTGCATTGACGTTTAGAACATTCTGGATTGTCTTGCATATTGTTACCTGTTGTGCTATTATAGCAGGTAACGGCAGAACATTAGGTGTATGGTAATGAAAACTCAAACTGATATTGATATCGATATTTTAGACAGAGATAAAATTCTCAATATAATTAAGCACGTTCCTGCGAGTATAAAAAAGAATAAAACTTATACAAAACATAATAGTGGTGTATATGTATCCGCAATACCATATGATCCGGTGAGTAATCTAGCAAGTATTGAATATAAAGAAGCAGAAGAACGTGGTTACTTTAAATTAGATTTTTTGAATAATAGTTTATATGCCGGAATACAAGATGAAGAACATCTATCTCGACTAACAGACAGAGAACCGATGTGGGAGTTATTAGAACATTCGGAGATTGTTGAACAACTTTCACACATACATAGTCATATTGATGTATTACAAGTACTGAAACCAAGAAGTGTCATAGAATTGGCAGAAGTTCTTGCTATAATTCGACCAGCAAAAAGATATTTATTGAATGAAAGTAATGCTACCATTAAAGAAAATGTATGGAAAAAGCCACAAGACAATAGTTATTATTTTAAAAAGGCACACGCAATTGCCTATGCTTTAAGTATTGTAGTACAACTCAATCTAATTTGCGAACAAGTTGAATAGACCTTCGTTTAATTCTTTTTTGTACAATATTATTTAAGCTAGTTTCCGGTCCCCAAGCGATTTGTACATCCTTAGAATTCATATTCACAATCCAATTTCTATATGGAATTATTTGTGATCCTAAAAATAGATTAATGGGAATTAGTCTATTTGATTCCCACCACCATTGTTCGCCCAGTTCAATGAACTGCTTCCTTAATTCTGGTGTTGGCATTGCTTCCCAATTATACATAGAAGTAATTGTGGTGTCAGTATTAATGACAATTCCCAGATAGTCAGTAAATTCTTTTTTTCCATAACGGACAAACGAGAAAAATGGGTAATTTTCCTGTATCCATTCTATTTTTTTATCATCCATACGTATATTTATATAATTTAAATTATGTGTTCTGGAAGATAAATACAAGTATGATTAACTTTAATGTATTACAGTATAATAGAGAAATAGAAGTAGTGTGCTTAGATAAATCTGGCACATCTTCTGTGACAACCTACCTAGGAAATATGCCAATGTATGATGGACACCACAAATTACATAAGGGTATTGATAATACTCTTAGATTTAAAATAAAAGACACTGATAGAAAATCGATTGATTTGAGTGGAAAAACTATTATCTGGAAAATGTATGACAGAGAAAGTCGTGAAAATGTTATTTTCAGATATTTGGATATTACAAATGCAACTAAAGGAATGGCATCACTAGTTATTACTACGGCTGATACTATTATGCTTCCAGAAGGTTTTTATCAGTTTGCAATGTATACAGTAGAAAATGGCGTAGAGCAAATTATTTATACTGATACATATGATAATGCTAAAGGTACAATAGAAGTAATTGATGACATTTATCCACAGTTTGAAGATTCACAGGAAACAACTACATTTTTTCCTGTCACAACAACTATAAATGGTGAAGAAGTAACAACATACACATCTACTACATTCGATGGCAGTGGCAATACTATTAAGTCCAAGTCATTACATACGATTGCATTATATTTTGATGGATTCACCGGCACAGTGAATATTAACGGAGACCTCAGTGAACAGCCATCATTAAATGATACTGATTGGTTTGATCTTACTCCTAATTTATTTTATGATAAAAATATTATTGTCAATAATGAAACTGGTGTTCAAGCATATATGGTAAATGCTAACGTAAATTGGATAAGAATAAGTTATACAGCAACCAGTGGTTCAATAACCAAAGTAATGTTGAGAAATTAAATGAGAATTACTAGAGAACTATTAGAGAGTGGTCTTGCAACAGATTTTAAAAAATGGTTAGGCTCACAGTTGAAAGATGCTGATATTAAATTAACATCAGGCAGTAGAGGCGGCACACATATACGTTTCGGATTAGATGGCGACAAAGGAGATTTTGCGCGTTTTTTTAATAATTATGGCATTGATGTTTTAGATACTTCTAAAAGCATTAGTGGCTCATTTGAAACTTATCTGTTAAAAATGCGTGATGGCAATGAATCAATTGATCCAGGCACTGAACTACTATGGGTGAATAATATTACAGGTACAAATACATCATCTGATAAAAAGTTCGGTGGCAAAGAATTGACGCCTGAAGATTTAGGATTTGCAGGAAGTCGAATGAATGCAAACGAGATATTATCTATATTGCAAAATAGTTTGCAAGAAAAATATCCTGATCACGCAGAAGCCTTATTAAATATAGCAAAACTATCCACCACAAAGAGTAATACTATATCACTTGCTAATATAGATTTATCAGTATTTACCACCAGTGATTTAGCAACTATTTCTAAAAACTATGGGGAAGTTCTTGCTGCAATTTGGAGTCATTCAAATATGGGATTTGCCAATGCTTATTTTCCAAAAGCAAGTAATGCTGCATTAATTGATTTTTATGGCGAAAGATTAAACATTGACTATCCTATCAGTGTAAAATCTGGCGGCGGTGGTAAAGTTACTATTCAGAATATTATTGATGCTCTAGATGATAAGATCAGAGAAGGTAAGGTAAATCCAGCAGAACAAAAAAGTTATATTGTATTTAAAACTGTCAATGAAAATAATGCAAAAAATGGTATTATTAAATTACATAGTTACTTTGATACTGGCCCATTACAATCACTAAGTAAAATTTCTGGTATAAGTAGAGAAGACATGTCTCAGGATGCAATTGCAGACTGGCTTAATAGTTTTGAAAATAAAGAAGATTTAAAGCAAGTTCTAGCGCCATTCCATGCTACAATGAAAACAAAACTCACTGATGCTATTTGGGAAAGAGATGATAGAGTACGTTATGTAGTTTCTCCATTGGGTGAATGGATTTGGAAGTATCTAAATATGAATGAAGAGATACAGCAATCGTTACAAGATTTGGCAAGAAAATTAAGTGTAATACAAGTAAATATTGATGTTAAAAATAGAGCAATGTTATTTCAGAAAACGTCTTTCAAAAAAGCAAACTTTGAATTTGGTTGGGCAGGTTATGCTGCAGGAAATAAACTTGGCTTTAAAATGAGTTTAAAATAATCTATTGACATTTATCAACTTTGCGTATATAATAAACGTATGAATAAAATTACTACCATAAACGGCGATATGCGCTCAGTCAATAATGATATAGACGATAACTCAATCGATTTATTGTTAACCGATCCACCCTATAATATAAGTGATAGAGGCGCTCAGGAAGTTAGTTGGGTTGATCCTGTCACTGGTAAAAATAAAAATGCTATTCATAGTCAAAAATTTGACAAAAAGTTTGAAGAAAATTGGGATAGTTTAGATGATGCTGCTTTTAAACAGCAACTTGTAGAATGGTCAGAAGTATGGTTTAATAAAATGCGCAAGGGTGGGACGTTTTGTGTTTTCATCAGTGATGTGTATATTAGTCATCTTTGGGAAGCAATGGAATCAGTTGGATTTGAACCTAAACGTGTATTCACCTGGAAGAAGCCAGCTGCAGTACCATTCAATAGAAATGTAAATCCGATTAGTGGATGTGAATATATTATCTTTGGTATTAAACCCGGCGGTAAACGCACATTCAATAGTGATGCAGTTAAAGGCACAATTGTTGAACGCTATAGTCTTGCCGACAAAATAAGTAGCATTTTATATAAGTATATAAAAGATGACATTTATGGTAATTTGGATAAATGCTTTAATGATGCATTAATCGATGCTAAAAAAGTATATAGTAAGTTGAAAAAAACTAACGAGATAGTACATTGTGTTGTTCCAAATACGATATCATATAGTGGTGGCCTAGGCAAAAATAAAATACATCCAACACAAAAGCCAGAAGAAATCTTAGAATACTTTATTACATTATGCAGTAATCCTGGCGATACAGTCTTGGATACGTTTGCTGGTAGTGGTAGCACAGGGATAGCAGCAAGATCGATTAATCGAAATGCAATACTAATTGAGCGTGATCCTATAATGTATAAAAAGATGGCAGAAAGATTTGATAATTCAAATTTATTTGATTAATTTAAAAACATCTTGACTATAAACTAATTTAATGCTATAGAGTAGACACTGAGTTTATTCTACTAGGCGATATAGTAAATTTTTAAAGCACCCTCTGTTATTAATTTAGCAGAGGGTTTTTTATAATAATTATAATGTTAGTACTTGACAACTCAAACGAATCAGTATATAAAGTATGTATAAGTTGATTAATCTAGGAGTTAATAAAGTATGAAACCGATGAAATCATTAGTATATACTACGAAAACAGAAACAGTGTGTGACTTTGTTGGTAGAGTTGATATAGATGCAGATCCAGCACATCAGCGCCCTCAAATACAAGATAATAGTAAACGTGTGGGCATTATCGAAGCAATGCTGGCTGGAATAGATGTTGGCGAGATTAAGTTGAATCAAAACTCAGAGAACTCAGACCAAGTAGAACTAGAAGTGATTGACGGTTCAAATAGATTGCGTTCTATTAAACAGTTTTGCGCTGACGAGTTTCCTATTTCTGAAAAGAACTTTTCAGAGTTACCAGGTGAAGTACAAGATATATTTCTAAATTATCCTCTTAGATATATAATTTACGATAATTTGTCATCACGAGATAAAGCGTATCAGTTTCAAGCAACAAATAAAACAACTGATGTAAATCACCAAGAAAAATTGAATTCATATGGTGTTGATTTGTTAGCATCTTTGGTACGAGAATGTGTTCGTACAATTCCAGGAACAGACACAGTTCCAGAAGCATTGTTTGCATCTACTCCTAACAAAAAAGGAGACAAGAGAAATTTCAGATTTTTTCAGTTTGACAATAATCGATTAAAAATGGAAGATGACGTGGCTCGTATTGCCTATCTTTGTAATGTAGATGAAGGTCTAGTTGGACACGACGATAAAAAGATGGAAAAATTCTATGACACTCATGGTCTTAATGAGAAAGAAATCAAATCACTTCACAAGAAAATGAAAAAGGTATTCACGTTTGTTATGAAAAACGCAAATGCAAGAATGGAAAGCCATCTGAAAGCAGGATTAAGTCGTTTAGAATTTAGAGCCTTATATCGTTTATATTTTTATTTGACAGAAAAGTATGGCAGTTTTCATGTTGAAGACTACGCGGGGTTCTTTATGGCATTTAAGCAAGGTCATGATGCTTTCGCTAGTACTATGCCCACACGAACAGAAAAAGTGATTGACAAAAATGGTGTAGAAAAACTCGAATCTCAAGTATATATCAAAGCATTAGGAAGCCACGAAAAATCCTGTGAGATTGCAGTCACGTACTTACTAGAAGAGTTTGACGTAGAAAAGTATATGATTAATTTAGATAACAAAAGAGTACCAACACGCGATGAAAAAGAGACACAACTTCAACGCCAGGATTTCAAATGCTGGGTCGATGGCAAACCATTGACAATGAATGAGGCAGAAGGTGGCCATATCATTGCTCACATTAAAGGTGGCAATTCTGATGCTGATAACTTTCGCATGATGCGAAAGATTCATAACCGGAAGATGGGCAAAAAGAATGCCAGAGAATATAAAGAAAAGTTCTTAGCAGAACAAAAAACGCTACTATCTGCATGATCAATATGGTTGACAAGTATTAACAAATCTGATATAGTATAAAGATGAATTTACAACAATTGTTATATTCACATTTGCCACATAAGAGACGGCAATCATCTGGTGGGTGGTTGTCGTTTAATTGTCCGTGTTGTGTTGATAATGGCGAAGCACGTAATGATACCAGATTACGTGGTGGTATTCGGAATGATGATAACAGCATTTCATATCATTGCTTTAATTGTGGCTTTACTGCGTCATATAAGTCAGGTAGGGTTATTAACAAAAAAATGATTTTACTAATGCGTAATTTGGGCATTTCAGATTCTGAAATTAAACGTGTTCAATTACAAGCAATACGAGATAAAGAATTAGCGGACGGTCCAATGCTATTTGCTAGTGAAAAGACTAACATTGTTGTACCTAAATTTAAAGATTGTGAATTGCCTGACGGCAGTGTATTGCTAGACGATGTGCTACAAAGTGATGCACCCGATAAAAGAGCAATTTTAGGTGCTAAATACTTAATAGATCGTGGACTATATGATCATGTAAGTAATATATACTGGAGTCCACATCCAGTATTTAGACAACGTGTTATTATTCCGTATTATCAAGGTGAACGTATAGTAGGATATACTGGCAGAGACTATACTGACAACGCAGATTCAAAATATATGATGAAGACACCTAAAGACTTTATATATAATATCGATGTTATTAAGAGTAGACGTAAATATTTGATAGTAACAGAAGGAGTTTTTGATGCAGCGGCATTAGACTGTGTTGCTATAATGAGTAATGAGGCAAGTAAAGAACAAATAGATTACATTAACTTATTTAAAGGTGAAATTATATTAAGTCCCGACAGAGATAAGGCAGGCCAAAAATTGATCAAACAGGCAATCGAAAATGGTTGGTCAGTTAGTTTTCCACGATGGGAAGATGATATAAAAGATGCTGCTGATGCAGTGAATAGATATGGCAAGTTATACACACTAAAGAGTATAATTGATAGTAAGATAAGTAATAGTACAAAAATAAACGTAAAAATGCGATTAGGATAATATAGGAAATACATACATGGCAAAGAATCCAGTCAAAAAGAAAACAACTAAAAATACACCAGAGAAAAAACCAGCAGTGGAAACAAAAGTAATTCCATCACCAAAAGAGCAACCGGTGCCACCACAGATGCAGATGCCACAGCCACCTGTACCACCTAAGAAGCCAGGTGAAATACTGTATGATAACGGTGTGTTATTCATGGATAAAGAATTCAATCAAGAAAATTGTATGCCATTAGTCAAAATGATTATGGAATACAACATGATGCCTGCTGAACAAAGACCTAATGTAATTCATCTTTATATTAATTCACCCGGTGGCGCAGTGAATAGTGCACTGCATCTAATCGATACAATCAAACAGAGTGAAATTCCAGTATACACATATGGTATGGGAATGATTGCAAGTTGTGGAGTTCTTCTAATGATGGCTGGTGAAAAAGGTCATCGATATCTTACACAGAATACAAGTGTAATGTCGCACCAATATAGTTGGGGATCGAAAGGCAAAGAACATGAATTAATGTCAATTGTTAAAGAGTTTGAATTATCAACAGAACGAATGCTCGATCATTATAAAAAATGTACGGGCAAAACAGAGAGTTATATTCGTAAAAACTTACTTCCCGAAAGTGATATGTGGCTAACTCCAGAAGAGGCAATTAAACATGGAATTGCGGACAAAATTATTCAAACGTACTAGAAAAATGCTGTTGACACATAGATATGATGTGTGCTATAATTACTTTAAAAGTTATGATTAATTGGATACAGTATGACAGAAAAAACAAATACCCAAACAAATACCCCAGTACCAGAAGTGAAAGAATCTGGTGAATATGAAAACTTGATGGATCTTGCTGATAAGAATAAACAGCAAAAAATTGAAAATCCTGATGCGTTTACGAGTTTATTTGATGTCGAAGAAATAGAAATTAATCCAGACCATTGGACACAACATTGGAAAGGCATGCCTGAGTATGTACAGGAAGACAATGGACCGTGGAAAACAATTAGAATTCATTTTCGCAATGAAGAAGATTATGAAGAATTTGCAAAGTTAACAGATAATACGCATCTCACCAAGAAAACAAAAAGTGCTTGGTATCCTAAACTAGAAATTACTAAAAATGCACTACTACGTTGGATAGAAGATGATGACGATGCCGAAGACTTATCAATTGATGATGATAATAATGAAGGTTGGGAATGAGTAAACGAACAGATCCAAAATATCCAGTATATATTATATCTAAAACTAGACATGAATCCATGTTTACTTCTCGTTCATTAGCACGTATGGGAATAAAACATTATATTTCTATAGAACCACAAGATTATGATAATTATGATGCAGCATTAGATGAATTTAATATTAGGCCATATGTTACATTGTTAACATTGCCATTTAGTAATCACGGTGATGGACCAGGCAGAGCAAGGAACTGGTGCTGGGATCATTCTATGGAAGTGTTAAAAGCAAAAAAACATTGGGTATTAGATGATAATATTCAAGACTTTTATAGACTGCACAATAATCAGCGTATTCGTGTGGAGTCTGGATTATTCTTTAAGATAATGGAAGACTTTTGCGATAGATATGAAAATGTAAAAATTGCCGGACCACAGTATCGTTTTTTCTGTGCAGCAGATCAATCATATCCTCCATATGTAAAAAATACTCGAATATATTCAACACTTCTAATTGAAAATGATTGTAAGTATAGATGGCGTGGCAGATACAATGAGGATACCGATATTTGTCTTCGTGTTCTTAAAGATGGTGATTGTACTATACAGTTTAATGCATTTTTACAGGGAAAGTGTGCAACTCAAACTGTTAAGGGCGGTAATACAGAAGAATTTTATCATGCTGAATACACGGATAATGAAGACTTTCAAAAAACCAAATACAACAGTGACGGAACAATTAATAAATCACAGATGTTAGCAGATATGCATCCTGATGTTGCGAAAGTAGTGTGGAGATATGGAAGATGGCATCATTACGTAGACTATTTGCCATTTAAAAAGAATATGCTAAAGTTAAAAGATGGCATTACATTACCGACAGAAACAAATAATTATGGTCTCAAACTAAAAACATATAATAGTGTCAGCGAATTTGAAACTGAACAGAACATTCAAACAAAATAGATACAATTTATTACGTAATATTAATAAAGGAGATAGAAAATGAAATTTGATAAGAAATTAGCAAGACTAGAACAACTAAAAACTGAACATAGAGACCTTGATATTAAGATACAAAAAGATTATAGTCTGCGTCTAGATGTTAGTGAACTTAAACTACAAAAATTAAGATTGAAACAAATAATTTTAGAAATGGAAAGAGAACTTGTCGCGTCTGAATAAAAATCGCAGCAATAGACGCAATGATCTTAGCAATTTGATCAATGCACTACAACACAAGGTAGCAGCACTATGAAACCAAATGAAAATTTCAAATTAACAGTTAGGGATTTAGAAATTATAGAAAACGCATTAAGTGCAAAAGTTTCCAGAAGGGCAAAACGTTTAATGGAAGAGCATGATGATAAACTAGCAGAAGAGTTGAAAGAAATTCGTGATTTGCTAGGAAGATTTCATAATCAAAAGATTTTTTATAGACCTAAAGATAGATTTGGTAGAGGAAAATAAAAGGACGCATCGGCGCTCTTTTTACTTGACAACAAATAAGAATCACTATATAAAGAACGCATACGCTAATAAACAGAGAGACGATTTATTGGATATTGTTAACAATATTGACAAAACTCAAATAGAACCAGAAGACTATTGGGGACATTTTGAAATATTAGGAAACACTATAATGAAAACTTCTACATACGCTACTCAATTAAAATCAGTAATTAATTCACAAGTATATAGTTCGGTTGTATATAGTTTGGGATCACAGTTAAACGACCGTAAAGATAGATTTGATAAGGCAGATATAATTGAACAAACAGTTGAAGCAGCAACAGACGGCCGGCTAGTTTGGGTTGATGATATCGGCAGGGACCATAGAGATATCGTAGAAAATTTAGATATAGAATTTAAATATATGACTGATGGTATGTTTACCAAACGTAATAATCAAAAAAAGACAGTTAAAGTAAAACTAAAGAATAGTTTAGGTGAAAACAAAGGCACGACAATTGAAAATCCTGCAGATTTTTACATGCTTGGACAACAGAATGCAATTGCAATCATCAGTGCTGACGATGTTAAACCATATTTGATTGGAGTATCCGACGGCATAGAAGCACACATTCCATTTGATGCACTAGAGTTTATTTTTAGACCAGAAGATATTTCAAATACACAACTAGTTGAAGTTAATTACAAAGATGAAAAACGTAAAGCACAACGTGCGGTAATTGAATCTGTGAAACAAAGTATAAAAAATGCTTGATATTTTATTTGAGTTATAGTATAATTGTCAAATATGAAGGAGAGTAAATGAATCATACAGTTTACAATCAAGATTGTACTAGTGGCATCAGTGAGCATATAGAAGATGGAACAGTAGATTTGATATTTACTGATCCTCCTTATGGCATCGAGGGTGATAAACTTGACGCACATTATAATCGTGACGAAGGCAACGTAGTTCCTGGCTATGTAGAAGTTCCATTAGAAACATATGGTGATTTTTCTAAGCAATGGATTACAGAATGTGCACGGGTTTTACGACCAGGCGGTAGTATGTATATTGTCAGTGGTTATACAAATTTGCATCATATACTTAATGCATTGCATTCAACTGACTTAAAAGAAATTAATCATATTATTGCACAATATAGTTTTGGTGTATCAACAAAAAATAAATTTGTAAGTAGTCACTATCATGTTTTGTTTTGGTCAAAGCCAGAAACAAGCAAGCAAAAGCGCACATTTAATACTAATGTCTATTATACAGATAGCAAAGATAGTTATCATGATCGTCTGACTGTTCAAACAATGCCGCGCAGTCATAAGCCCGGTCAAATTAAAAACAAGAATCAACTAAATGAAGATTGGATTGAAAAGTTTATATTGTATAGTAGTAATCGTGGTGATGTAGTAATGGATCCATTTTGTGGTGGCTTTACTACGCCTAGAACTGCATTACGATATGGTAGAAAATTTGTTGGATTTGAAATGAATAAGAATGCGTATGATGCTTTCTTGCCAACATTGGACGAAGTTGAAGTAGTCACTGATCCAGAGCCTATCTCACCATCTGCAGAAGAACTTGCAAAACGAGAAAAGCAGCGCGACGGATGGAAGAGAGACAGATTACGTAAGAAAGAAGAAAACAATTTAAATCCAGCACTGTTTGACTAAAAGTGTTGACCTTTACACATAGAAATGATATACTATACAAATGTCAGAAGTAAAAAATTATAGCCCAGACTTACAAAAACTATTCATTCAATTCATGGTGACTAATCCTGAACTATATACTAGGATCAGAGGGATTATAAAGCCTGAATATTTCGACCGCAGTGTCCGTCCTGTGGTCAAACAACTTATTGATTATAGTGAAGACTATTCTACACTACCAGATCCTGCAATTATTAAGGCAGAAACAGGACAAGACATTGAGAAGTTGGAAAACATAACCCAGCACGAAGAATGGTTTGTGGATGAGTTTGAGACATTTTGCCGTCACAAGGCTATTGAGAAGGCTATTATCGATAGTACAGATTTACTTGAGACTGGCAAGTACGGTGAAGTAGAACTTAGAATCAAAGAGGCTGTTCAAATTGGACTGGCACGTAGTTTGGGAACAGATTATTTCGCTGATCCCAGAGGTGTGCTTGAACGGATGAAAGACAACAATGGTCAAATTACGACTGGTTGGAAATCTCTTGATGATAAGTTATATGGTGGCATTAATCGTGGGGAGATTACGATTTTTGCAGGAGGCTCCGGAGCAGGTAAATCCCTTTTTATGCAAAATATGAGCCTGAATTGGGCGGAGGCTGGGTTGAATTGTGTCTACTTCACATTGGAGTTATCCGAGGAACTTTCAAGTATGCGTATGTATGCAATGCAGACGGACCGCAGTACTAGGCGCATTTTCAAAGACTTAGATGATGTTGAACTACAAGTAAAAGCGAAAGGCAAACAGTCCGGTATGCTACGTATAAAGTATCTTCCGAGTGGTTCAACAATCAATGATTTACGGTCTTACTTGAAAGAACTTCAGATACAAACTGGCAAAACAGTTGATTGTATGTGCATTGACTACCTAGATTTGTTAATGCCAGCAACTAAAAAAGTACAAGCAGGTGACACATTTACCAAAGACAAATATGTTACAGAAGAAATGCGTAACTTTTCTATGGAAACACAAACTGTTACGGTGACTGCATCACAGTTAAATCGTAGTGCAGTTGAAGAAATTGAATTTGACCATTCTCATATTGCTGGCGGTATTAGTAAAATTCAAACTGCTGATAACGTAATTGGTATTTTTACATCTAATGCTATGCGTGAACGTGGGCAATATCAATTACAACTACTAAAAACACGGTCATCTTCCGGTGTAGGTAGTAAAGTAAGTTTATTATTTGATAGAGATAGTTTACGCATATCAGATGATCCAGATCAAGATAGCACTGGTGCGGGCACACCAAGTGGTGGCGCTACCACCAGTGTTGTTGATCAACTCAGAAAGAAAACAACACTGAATAAATCAGACGATGATGACACTCCTGTTTTTGAAAAAACACAGGCTGCAAGTTCACTCAGAGCGATGCTTAAAACTAAAAGTAGATCAGCTTTTGACGAAACTTGATAAATACACTTAACGGAGAATTGTTATGAAACGTAAAAGTCTATTTGAAGAATTAAACAGTATATCATATGATAACGATAATAAACGTTTAGTCGAGCAGAAAGGCGAACATATTATTGCAGGTGCGATACACTTAATTGAATTCATTGAAAATACTTTTGATGAAGATACTGCCAATGATTTGCAAAAGCGTTTAGTTAACAGTATTCGTACCAAAGACCCTCGGAAATTTCGCCGTGGCATGAATAGTGTAGATAAGTAATGAATTATGAACAACAATTGAATCAACTAAAAGTACTAGCAGGCATTTATAAACCTTATGATGTGTCTCAGCATCAGGAAAATATCTCCTACACCGGACAAGAAAAAGGTGAGTATCAACGTAAGAATAATATCGAGCCTGGTACCCCTGAGTGGTTTAAATTATGGTTTTCAAGACCGCAACTAACTGGCGAAAATCCATTCGGAGATAAAAAATGAAAATATCTGATATAATTTTAAATCAAGGTATTGAACGTAGATTTAGAGGTCCACGCAAACCACGCTTAAAACAAGTAGGACTTCATAATCGTATGAAAACCTTACTTGACAACGATTTGAGTGAAGCAAAGAATACACATTTGGATCATGCTGAGGAATTAATCTTTATGTATGGACAAGATGGATTAAATCGTGTAGTTAGTACGTATTCCAAATTACTATCCACATTGGATGGAGAAGGCGGCGGTGATGCAATTACAACAAAATGGGATGGTGCGCCTGCAATATTTGCCGGTGTTGATCCAGAAGATGGTGAGTTTTTTGTTGGAACTAAAGGTGTATTTGCAAAATCTCCCAAGTTGAATAAGAAGCCTGCCGATATTGAAAAAAATCATCCTGATGCTATTAAGAATGGTGAAACAGTAAGCAAAAAAGGATTACGTGATAAACTATATGCGTCCCTTGAACATCTTAAAACCCTGGGTATTTCTGATGTAGTTCAAGGTGATCTTCTTTTTACACGTGATGATCTAAAAGAAGTAAAGATTGAAGGCAAAAAGTATATAGCATTTAAGCCTAATACTATAACATATGTTGTTCCTGTGGATAGTGATACCGCACGTGAAATGTTATCATCCGAACTTGGTGTAGTATTTCATACTAACTATACGGGTGATACATTGTCAGATATGAGTGCTAGATTTGGTTATGACGCAAGTAACTTAAATAAATCATCTAAAGTTTGGTATACAGATGCACGTATTAAAGACGTATCTGGACAAGTAAATCTTAGTAAGAGTGAGATTAGTGCAATTAAAACTGGAATTAATGAACTTTCAAGTTTGTCTATTCCTAGTCCAGAACTATTTAATAAAATTAATAATACTATTGGTGGAATAGATATAGTCGCTGCACTCAAGGCACACGCAAACACTCCCATTCGTTCAGGCAATGCGTTAGAGCAAGATGTTGATAAATTTGTAGTAGATTTTATTAATAAATTAAAAGATAAGTTTGATACTGATATATCTAAATTAAAAACTGGACCAGAAGGCAAAGCAGGACTAGCAAAATTAGATAAAAAGAATCAAGTTGTTGAGTTTATCGAAGAGAATGCAATCCATATTGCCAATATGTACCGAGCGTATTTGAAAACTGAAGCAGTAAAAATGATGTTTCAGCGTAAGATGCGAGATATTAAAGCGATTGATAGTTTTATTGCACAGCCAGATGGTTCATTTAAGGTAACTGATCCTGAGGGATTTGTTATTGTGGATCATGTTGGTCGCGCTATGAAAATTGTTGATAGATTAGAATTTAGCGCCGCGAACTTCGCAAAGTAATTAGGGAATAGTATGTTTAGTAAAGAATGTAAAGCACACTTAAAAGAAGCAAATATGGGACCATTACAACACGCAAAATTTGCGATTAGTATTGCTCTTAAACTTCAAATTGCTGTATTTGCGATTATTATTCATTCAATTGTGCCTAGATGCTGTAAAACATATGCAAGTGATAAAATTATCGAACTTGCAGACCGATTTCGGGAGATGAAAGATGAGTAATAAAAAATATACGGCCAGTCAATGGGCAAACATATATGGCGGCCACGATATTGATGATAACAATGATATGAGTTTGCAATTAGTACACGAACTAACTGAAAGTCGATTGTTTAGAAATAAAAAGATGGCAAGTGAGGTCAATTTAGATGATGCTGCAGAAGTTTCATTCATGTATTTAATGTTATTAAATATTTTTAATAAAGATTATGATTATGCGCCATTAGCAAGTGAATATGCGAAGCGTACAGCATCGTTTAGAAATTTTGATACATTCAGAACAAGTGGAACGGATTTATATATTTCTTTAAATCGGTTAATAGGCAAAGATCAAGATAATAGTAATGAAAAAGATGTAATCGCTAAGAAAAGATTATCACTAAAAAAAGCAGAGTTGGTACAATATCTAACTCATATTGGCAATAATAAAACTGATTCTGGTTATGAACAAAAAATGTTACTTAGATTTCAACGACAATTAAATATTCAAGATAGCATGTTGAAGTCAATGCGTAGATTGGTTGGCGATTGGGATAATTTGAACCAAAACCAACGTGCATTAGTGGTGACACGTAGTGTTCAGTATATGCGTTCTAAAGCAATGCGTAGTGAGTTTATGAAACCATTACTTTCCTTTCAAAAGCGTGGCAATTTTATCGTCAATGATAGAAATGACAAAAAGAAAAAGATTTGGGATAATCCTATTGTCAAAGGTGCTGCAGCAGTAGGTGGAATTTATGCTATTATGAAAGGTACAGACGAATTGGGCAAACGAATGGCAAAGACAACATATGATAGACCAACAAAATCTGGTCTAACAAAATTTCAATCTAGAAGAAAGTAATATATAACTAATCGTAAAAAAATGATAAATAAAAGTATA